TCAATTATCCATCTTTCAATATCTACCGGAACCGTAGTTCCAGTCAATATCTTGTCTATGGATACATTTATGTGTTTTACTATTGGTGCCGGCTTCTGAACAAAAGCTGGATGATGAAACCCACTTGAATGCATCTGCACCGGTCTTCCATTCTGAAATATCTTTATATTCTGTCCAAATGGCATATCAAAAATGGAACCGGAACCGGAACCTGCACCAGGTCCAAACGGCATGCCAAACAACGTCGAAAACAATTCGTCCACCGGATTTGACCCCATGTTTTGATGACCCATCATCTTGAAAAACGGATTATTCTGAGTTAAATCATACTCTTGCTTCTTTTCCACATCGCCTAAAACCTCGTAAGCCTCGCTTATTTTCTGAAACTTCTCTTTCGATTCCTGACTATTCCCATTCTTGTCCGGATGATGCATCATAGAAAGCCTTCTATAGGCCTTCTTGATTTCATCTGAACTAGCTGTCTCCGGAATTTCTAATATACCATAAAAAGAACTATTGGACGAATTTTGCATATATTAATATTATTTAAGATAAACTTAAATACTTATCAACTTATATATTTATATTTACAATTATGAATAATCCACTTTTTTTAAACAAATATCAGCCATCCTGGTTTAATGACTTTGAAACCGACAAAGAAATGATTAGTATTCTTAATGCGCTGATTAATATTAATAACCTGAATATATTATTTATCGGCGACATCGGATGCGGAAAAACCGCCTTTCTTAATGCCGTGATTCGCGAATATTACAAACAGATGTCATCCTCATATGAAGACAATATATTGCACATCAATAGTTTAAAAGAACAGGGCATTAACTACTATCGAAATGATGTGAAAACATTTTGTCAAACTTGTTCGTCTGTTAAGGGTAAAAAGAAGATTGTTGTGCTAGATGATATTGATTTAATCAATGAACAAAGCCAACAGGTTTTCCGTAATTGCATCGACAAATATAGCCACAATGTTCATTTTATATCTTCTTGTAGCAATTCACAGAAAGTCATCGAGTCATTACAATCCCGACTTATTATTATCAAAATAAAGCCCTTGGAGCGGGAAAATTTATATACGATAATGCATAATATAAAGCTGAAAGAAAATATCGTCATTGATGATGATGCGGAACAATTTACGCTTAATGTCTGCAACAATACGGCTAAGATATTGATTAATTATATGGAAAAATACAAGCTTTTAAATCAGCCAATTACGCTTGAATTGGCAAACTTGGTTTGCACTAACATTAGTTTTCATATTTTTAATAATTATACAGAATTAATCAAAAAAAATGATGTCAATCAAGGGATACTGGTTTTATATGAATTGCATGATAAGGGTTATTCGGTCATGGATATACTCGATAATTATTTCCTTTTTGTTAAAATAACCGATTTGTTGACAGAAGAGCAAAAATACAATATTATTCCTATTATTTGCAAATACATAACTATATTTCACAACATACATGAAGACGAAATAGAGCTAGCGTTGTTTTCTAATAATATATGCTCTATTATAAATAAATAGTTTTATTTAGTCAATTGTGTGTGACATTATTTAGAATAATAATATTATATTTACAGAGCATTTATAATATTACTAACAAAATTTTAATTTAGAGCTAAAAATAAGTTTTTTATTATTGTAATAATATAAAGACAAAAATGAGTTCTCAAATATTTAAAAATAAAATTCCTAGCGAAAAAATATTTGAACTACTTGAAAACATATCTTGCAAAAATGAAAAATGTTTTATTGTAAATAATGATGTATATAAACGAGGCATGTATAATGAAACTATACCTGCCTTTTTTGAAGAATGCAAACCATATTATCATATTTCTAAACGGAAATACTTGGAACGCAAAGCAAACTATAATTCATTTATTACTATTTTACGACAAATATGTAATTTTAACAAGATTACATATACATCCCAAATTAAATACGATAAATCAAACTATGATATCGTATATTATATTTATTTTTGATTTTATTTACTTAAAAACAAAATAACCAATAATACATGCCATTTATTACTTTTATTTATAAAGTTGGAAATAATAATAAGACGTATTACGGAAAATATTGCAATGATTATATATCGGATGACAATGAAGGTCTAGATAATGAAGTTAAATATGCACTAAAAAATGGATTAAATAAGTATAGAAAACAGAATAATAAAAAAAAAATAAAGTCAAAAATCATTATAGGAGTATTATCTTTTTCCTCAAATGATTGTATTCCAATTTATTCGACCGATGATGAAAAAAAGTGTTTTGATTTTTATTGTGATTACGATAACAAATTATATATTAATGGAAAACTCATATAATGCACGTTTAATAAACATTATACACATTCTTTAGCATATGTGAGAGTTCTCTGAAGTCCTTCCTGCAAATTTTCATGTCATCGTATGCAGCTAACTCATATCTAATATCCATGTTTTCTTCCATGAAGAAATAATCGACATATTCCAAATCAAACGGCATATTATTGTAATTATACAAGGTATAACTACACATAGACTGCTTGCTTACTAGAAACTTGACAAATTTATACATATCGACCGACTTATTCGCCCTGAAAAAAAATGGCTCGCTGTCTACTCCTGTTCTAAAATTTCGTCCATATATCACATACGTCTCTTGCTCTACATCATATGATAAAAATAATCTAGTAACAACTGTTTTGTAATCAGAATCGCATCTCTCTTCAATGCATAAGGTTAAATAACTATCGGTTTGTGACATCTTTACTGGTTATATATTATTATCGAGTTGCATTTAAATTGTTTTTTATTAATTATTATTTATTAGTTTGATATTTATTAGTTTGTTCTTTTGTTCTTTTGTTCTTTTGTTCGTTTGTTCTTTTGTTCTTTTGTTCTTTTATAAATATATAAAATCTACTTAAACCTTATCTTACATATTGTTCATTAAACTAACAAATATGTCTTCAGATAATTATATTCGTGACGGAATGGTATCGCAAATTTTATCCAACTCTAACTCTTTTGACATGTCTCTCAATAGTATCTATAATTATGCAGTCGGAACTAAAGTGTTAATTTTTAATGAACCCAATAATACATTAAGATTGGGACGAGAATTCGACAGCTATTGTCCACAAACCCTGGTTATTCACTTGCATCACGGGCAAAATTTTTTTCTATCTGATGATGAATATATAAATACTGTTTGTAATCTTTTTAACACCATGCGACTTGTCATGAAAATAGATGGCGTCCCTATTTTACAATTACCGCTTTCTTTGTTACAAGAATTAAAACCCGCTGTCAAATTTGACAATAAAATATATATTTCTATCCCATTTGATGCTTTTTTTGATAAAATAGATATGTCTTTATTGTATTATTCTAATGTAGATTTCACTATTGAAGATAGACAAGAAATAGCCAATTATGCGAATCATTTTAGCCTGATAAGCAAGGTATACATTTATAACGATGTTGAGCGTAGCCATTCAATTAATAATAACCATAATAATCGCAAATTTATTCAACAAATGGGGTCGTTTCATGTTTCCGTTCCTCATAACAGTTCGATTAACAAGCGTTCATTTTATTTCAGCATTAGCATCATGTTTGGTCAGACAAAAGGGTTTTTGATTCAATGTAATGTTTCTGAACTGGTTTCTATTAATTTTTATGTTAACAATATTTTAAGATTTGATTATGACCAGTTTTTTATTGCAACCGCGTGTGTCAAATTGTCGCCAAATTTAATTTATATGCCATTTAATGATTTTACTAATTTTTTAGATAGAGGCTCGAACACCTATGCAAGCTCTATTAATTTTTCAAGAATAGAAAGTGCTTCTATCCAGTTGCAGTTTTCTAGCGACCAGACTAAATTTACGATTCATAATATTTATTCCAATTTTTTTCGCTGCGGGAGTGGAACGGGTTCATTACATCTGGATGGCAGAGCTGTATTTAATCGTATGGACGCCAACTATTTGCCTTCAACAGGATATAATAATACACTATTTAATACAGGAACTGTTACAACCGGTCAATTAGCAACCAGTCAATTAGCAACCAGTCAATTAGTTTTAGAAGAAGCATATCATATTCCAAACGGACAAACCATATGCCAAATTATTAATTCTGACCGTAATATATGCAATATCAGCCACGATACAATTGAACCAGGAAACCATTATATGACATGCTCCAATTGTAGCAATCATTTTTTAGAAACATTTCTTAAACGTTGGTTAAGTCCACGCCGTGGTAGCTCGAGAACATGTCCTACATGTCGAGAAATCTGGACTAATTATGATGTTTATTTTAATGGACAGGAATTAGACTAACAAAATATAAAATAAAATATAAAATATAAAATATAAAATATAAAATATAATAAAAATTAATAATAAATAAATGTTTGATTTTACAAATGAATCCGGATGTAATTCCTGTTTTTATTCTAGCTTCGTTTTCATTAGCAATGTTTTGGTCGCTCTATATTATGGCTACTATTTGTATGCTGCACTTTTTTTTGCTTTAATTATTTCTTCTGCATTTCATCATCTCTATTACACGAAACTAACAAATGCCATCGATAAACTAATTATTTATTGTATTGTATTTTATGGTGGTTACTTGTTTTATAATAAATTAAAGGAATATTCAGGCGACTTTAAAAATAGCATAACCATTAAAGAATATATATTGTCTTTTTTTATTATATTCACATTTCTTTTTACCATTTTTTTATACCATTATGGGTATTTATACAGATGTCTCTGTTTCTCAGATGACAAAATACACTCTAATTTGTTTCATTCTTTTATGCACTGTGTTTCTTCTTTCGGGCATTGTTGTATTGCCATTTTATAAACCGATTAGTTTTATTTTAATAGTTATTATATT